TGACGGGTCTCCCCGACAGACTGGGGCCTGCTACCGGGCGCTCCGGTGCCTACCCGGACGGGACTTTCACCCGCTGGCCTGGTCCAGCTTCCAGGACGCAACATGCCGCCCAGCATAGCTTTCGTGCCGCCAAATACCGCCTTTGCCGACCTGTCCACACGCGACTTATCTTCCGGGCGAGCGTGATCTCCACTCGACGCCAGCACGTGTGACGCAGGAGGTGACCGTGGGCAAAGCTGTCGACCCCGAACTCACGTCATCCGAACGCCGCGCCGAAGTCGTCGACCTCTACCGGCAAGGCCTCACGTTCCAGGTCATCGGCGATCAGCTCGGCTTCTCCCGCCAGCGCGCCCACCAGCTCTACTGGGAAGCGATGCGCGCCGTCGTCGAGGAAGCCGTCAGCGCCCACCGTGCCGCGATGGTCGAGGAGATCGCCGAAATCATCCGCGTCGCCAGCCAGGTCATGCACGGCCAGCACTACGCGCACTCCAACGGCCGCGTCGTCACCGACCCCCACACCGACAAGCCGCTGCTCGACGACGGACCCAAGCTCGACGCCGCGCGCACCATCATCGCCGCACAAGCCCGGCTCGCGAAGGTCCTCGGCGCCGATGCTGCAACCAAGGTCGAGTCGGACGTGTCGCTCAAGTACGAAGTGGTTGGCGTCGAGGTGAGCGACCTTGTCTGACACCACATTCCAACTCCCCGGCAGCCGCGAACTGGCCATCCAGCTTGGCGCGCGCACCCTGCTGGCCACGGACGCCGCCATGTTGGGCACCGGCCACCAGCTGAGCCTCACCCCGGAACGGGCGCGCGAACTGGCCGAGCAAGCCGTCGACGAGGTCGCGCTATGACCGACTTCAGCGAGAACCGCATCGGCAACTGGGTGTTCACCGCCTACGGCCTCACCATGCCGCTGCCCGCCGACCTCACCCAGCGCGTCAAGCAGCCGGTGCCCAACCGCAGCGAGCGACGCCGTGCCGCGCGGGAGGCGCTGCGAAACCTGCGCGCAGCCCAGCCCGCGACCCCGGCCATCGTCAAGGCTCCCGAGCCAGCCGACCTGATCGGCGACGTCAGCAACTGGCAGCCGACCGGGCTCCGGCCGTGAACGGCGACGGCATCTTCACCGGCATCCTGGCGTTCGAGTCGCGCGGCGAGTCCGACGGCACCGTTATCCGCTGGTACGTCGAGACCGCGCCGACTCGCCGCAACCTGATCGCCTCCGCCAGCCGGCGCCATGTTCGCTTCCACCGCGACGACATCCCGGCCCGCGTCCGCGACGCCGCGCACGGCGCCCACCGCGAACTCGCCGGCAACCCGAACGCCGACATCCGGCACTACCTCACGCCGGCCGCCGAGGTGACCCCGTGACCAACCCGCGCGTCCGGATCGAACTGAAGCCGATGGACAACCACGTCTGGATCAACGACGTGGACATCCGCAACCTCGTCACCGCGGTCCGCATCGAGTTCGAGGCGAAAGATGGCCCCTTCGCCAAGGTTTCACTGGACCTCATGCCCGGCGCCGAGATCATGGTCGACGGCGAGCTGATCGAGGCGATCCAACCGGTTCTCGTACGCCGCGAGGTGACCCCGTGATCGCCGGCCTGCTGCACATCCTCGGCATCGACGACGTATCCGGCCGCTGGTACGCCCTGTGGTCAGGATTTGGCGGCGACCTCGGCCTCATCGGCGCTGCATACGCGCTGCTCCGCAAGCACAACTGCCACCAGCAGTGGTGCCCGCGCATCGGACGCCACCCGCACGGCGACTGGATGCTGTGCAGCCGACACCACCCGCTCGGCGCACCCACCGCGACGGACGTCACCGACCGCACAGACCGCCAGGCCGAGCTACTCGCCCAGGTGGTCATCGAACTGCGCGAGGTCAAGTCCACCATCCAGCGCGGCGGACTCGGCGTTCCCACCCGCATCGGTGGTGCGTCGTGAAGCGCCTGCCGTTCACCGCGCTGCCGTCGATGCACCTGGCCGCGCTCACCCGTTCCGTCCGGATCGCCGTCGCGACGGACAACCTGATCGTCGCCCGCGCCCAGGCCCGCATCCAGCTCGACGAGCTGCGCCGGCAGGCAGCCGAGAGCGAGGCAGGCCAGTGAGTACCGGCGCCGAGCGTCTCGCCGGCGTACTCCAGCAGATCGTCGAGCACGACACCGACTACGACGTCCGCTACCCGCTCGTGTTCGAGGCCCTGGCGCTCGCGCTCGACCTCGACATGCGGGCCGGCATCGCCATCGACCCGGCCGAGCCGGACTGGCCCGTCGTCTACATCGAACTCCCCACCGGTCAAACGTCGTGGCATCTGCCGAAGCACGGCCGCGCCTGGGATCAGCATTCGACGGACGAGAAGCACTACCGGATCGAGCAGTTCGTCAACCAGGTGCACACCGAGGCGCCCAGCGCGCCGGCCGCGCGCCCGGCCGACGTCGCCGGCCTCACCGCATGCCCGAACACGCCGCCGTGCCCGCATCCCAAGCTCGTCCACGACATCGACGAACTCAACGCCCCACGGCCCACGTGCTGCGCCGTCGGCTGCACCTGCGGCAGGACCGCATGAGCACCACCATGGCCGCCCGGCCGACACACGCAACGGAGGAAACCCATGAGCACGCCGACCGCGCCGGACGTGTCCATTCACGACTTCACGCTTACCGTCGACACCGAGGCGACCGCAGCAGCGCAACGCGAGGCGCGCGACAAGGTGATCTGCCGGCTCGAACGGGACGGCGAGTCGATCACGATGGAATGCTCCGCCGCCCAGCTGGTGTGGGTCATCGAGGACCGCGACCTGTTCACCGGCTGGTACGCGCAAGCCATCGCGCAGCGCGCGGCGGCAGCTGCTGCACCGGAACAAGTCACGGCTGGCTGATGACCGCGGCCGTCGTCGACGCGGCCAACGAGCGCATCGTCCGATATAACCCGCGCGGCGCCGCTGTCGAGCTGATGCAGAGTCGCGTCAAGATCGTCGCGATGAGCGGCCCGGCGGGTACGGGCAAGAGCCTGGCGGCACTGTTCAAGCTGCACCTGGCCGCGCTGGCCATGCCGGACCTGCGGGGCCTGATCGTCCGGCAGACGCACGTTTCGCTCACCTCGACGACGCTGATCACGTTCGAAAAAGAGGTCGCCGCCGCCGCGCTCGAAGCTGGCGTCGTCACCTGGTTCGGCGGCTCCGGCCGGCAGCCCGCCGCCTACCGGTACGCCAACGGCTCCACCATCACCGTCGGCGGCCTCGACAAGCCGGTCAAGTTCATGGGTGGCCAGTACGACCGGATCGTCATCGACGAGGCGACCGAGATCACCGAGACCGCGCTGGAACTGCTCAGCACTCGGCTTCGCGCGGACACCCCGACGTACAAGCAGCTGATCATGTGCTGCAACCCGGACGCGCCCGGCCATTGGCTGAACCAGCGCGCCGCCAAGGGCGCCATCCCGATGTTGCAGTCCCGGCACCGCGACAACCCGGCCTACTTCCGGGCCGACGGCACCATGACCGCCCGCGGCGCCGACTACATGGCCGTCCTCGACGCCCTCACCGGCGTCCGGCGCCTGCGCCTCCTCGACGGGATCTGGGCGGCGGCCGAGGGCGTCATCTACGACACGTTCGACACCTCCGTGCACCTGATCGACAAGCCGACGTTCAGCAAGAACACGCCGCTGTGCTCGGCCGGCCTGCCGTGGGATTGGGCGCGTTACTGGTCGATCGACTTCGGGTTCACGCACCCATTCGTCCTGCAACGCTGGGCGATGGACGGCGACGGCCGGCTGTACCGGTACGCCGAGATCTACCGCACCCAACGCCTCGTCGAAGACCACGCCGCCGACGTGCTCGCCGAGGTGTCCCGCGAAGGCACCAAGGCCGAAGGGTTGGCCGGGAAACGGTTCTGGACCGAACCCCACCCGCAGGCCGTGATCTGTGACCACGACGCCGAAGGCCGGGCCACGTTCGAGGAGAAGTCAGGCCTGGCCACCGTCGCCGCACGCAAGGCCGTCAAGGAAGGCCTCCAGGCCGTGCAGTCCCGGTTGAAGCTCGCCGGCGACGGTCGGGCGCGCCTGTTCCTGATCCGCGACGCCTGCGGCCGCAAGGACCAGTCGCTCGTCGACAAGGCGTTGCCGGCGTGCACCGAGGACGAGATCGGTGGCTACGTCTGGGACGGCACGAAAGAGCAGCCAGTCAAGGAAAAAGACGATGGCTGCGACACCAAACGCTACTTGGTCATGCACGTCGATCACGGGCGCCGACACAGGATCAAGTGGGTCTCATGACGGTAATCAACGGTGCCCGGCCGATCGTCACCCCGCGCGGAAGTGTCCTCGGCGCGTTCATGCCGAAGCCCCGCGCCACCATCCAGGTGGAAGCTGCCGAGCGGACGCCGCACCGTCGGCTGCGCGACCGGCTGGCCGGCCGTGGCCGCCAGATCAAGGACGGCATCGTCGCCACCGCAGCGACCGCATCCGGCTGCGTCGCCGCGTTCGACTGGCACCCGTGGGCGGGCTTCCTCGCGATCGGCCTGTCGCTGGTGTTCATCGACCACGCGGTCGACCGGCCCGAGGCGGTGATCGACGATGAGTGTGTGGAATAACCTCACCCGCCGGCGCCCGCGCACCCGGCCGCGCAACGCTGCGGCGCCAGCCACCCCTGGGCCGCGTGTGCCGATGGTCGGCCGATTCCCGTCCGTTCTCGCGTCCCTGACCGGTACGTCCGATCCCGAGCAGCAGATGGAAACGTTCGGCCGGTCCGGCACGCTCCACTCGGTCGTCACCCTGGCCGCGTCCTCGTTCAGCCAGGTCCAATGGCGGCTGTTCCGTCAGGCCGACGGCCGTGGCCGTATCTCCGGCCCGGACCCCGTCCGCGAGGTCACGTCGCATGCCGCGTTGGACATGTGGAACAAGCCGAATCCGTGGATGGCCGGCCAACTGTTCCGTGAGTCCTACCAGCAGCACCTGAAGCTGACCGGGCTGGCGTACTGGGTGATCAGCTACGTCGGCAGCATCCCGGCGTGGATGTGGCCGGTGCGCCCAGACCGGATGATGCCCGTGCCGGACGCCAAGACATTCATCGCCGGATGGGTCTACACCGGACCGTCCGGTGAGCAGATCCCGCTGGAAAACAAGGAAGTCGTCTGGCTGCGGCAGCCACACCCGCTCAACCCGTACGGCGGCATGGGCGCGGTCGAGCCGCTCATGCCCGACATCGAGTCGGCCAGCTACACCAGCCAGTGGAACCGGAACTTCTTCAAAAATTCCGCCCAGCCGGGCGGCCTGTACATCTTCCCCGACCGTGTCGGTGACGACCAGTGGGAGGAAATGGCCGAACGGTGGGCCGAGCAGCACCAGGGCGTGCAGCGCGCGCACCGGGTCGCGTTCTTGGAAGGTGGCGGCCAGTGGGTGCCGGCCACCTACTCGATGAAGGACATGCAGTTCACCGAGTTGCGGCAAGACGGCCGGGACATCATCTACGAGGGATACGGCACCAGTAAAGGGATGTTGGGCGTCGTCGACGACGTCAACCGCGCCAACATCGAGGGCAGCGAGTACATCTACACCAAATACCGGCTCGGCGTCGACCTCGCCCGCACCAAAGACGTTCTCAACTACCAGTTCCTGCCGCTGTTCGGGTCGTCCGGCCAGGGCGTCAGCTTTGACGCGGACAACCCGGTTCCGCGCGACTGGCAGGCCGACGCCGCGACTACTGCGGCGAACGCGAACGCCGCGATCGGACTCGTACAGGTCGGGTTCGATCCCGAGGAAACCCTGAACGCGATGAGCCTGCCGGCGATCAAGCACACCGGGGCCATCCCCTCCACGGTGCAGCCGCCGCTCGCTGCGCCGGCCAAGACGTACGAGCCAGCCGAGACCGAGGCCGCGTGATGGCGACCCTGCAACGAAGGGGGCGATGACGATCCCCGCCATCGGAATCCACCACACGTCCACCGAGGACAGTCCTTGGGACGGCCCGGCTGCGGTCGCGGCGATGCCTGCCGAGTACGCGACTCTGCACTACTGCCACGCCTGGTGGTCGGCGGACGCGGCAGCGTCCAGCCACACCGCCGGTGACGACGACGCCGACGACAAAAAGTCGGCCTACTCCTTCCCCCATCACAAAAAGGACGGCGGTCCGGCGAACGTTCCTGGCTGCCGCAACGTCCTCGCCCGCGTCGCGAACAGCAGCATCCCGGCCGGCGACAAGGCTGGTGTCCGCAAGCACGCCCAGGCCCACCTCGACGACGCGAACAAGAAGTCGAACAGCGGCAGCCGGCTACTTCTGCCGTCCGCGATGCAGGCGACGTTGCGGCGCATCCACAACCTGACCCCGCCGTCCGCACGGAAGTGGTATCGCTTCACCAACGCGGCCGAGGCCGACGACGGCAGCTCGACGCTCTACATCTTCGGGCCGATCGGCGGCTGGTTCGGCGCGAACGCCGAGGACTTCGTCGAGGACCTGGCGCAGGTGTCGGGCCCGCTGAACGTGCACATCAACTCTGGTGGCGGTGACGCGTTCGAGGGCATCACGATCTCGAACCTGCTCCGCAACCACCCGTCCACCGTGAACGGCATCGTCACCGGCATGGCCGCCAGCGCCGCGTCGATCATCGCGATGGGCTGCGACAGCCTTACCATGTCGCCCGGCAGCCAGCTGATGATCCACCGCGCCGCGACCAGCGTCTACGGCAACCGCGACGACATGGCCGAGGTCATGGACATGTTGGAGCGCATGGATACCTCGCTGGCCGGCCTCTACCAGTTGCGCGCCGGTGGCGACCTGGCCGACTGGGAATCCGCGATGCAGGCCGAGACCTGGTACACGCCCCAGGAGGCCGTCGACGCAGGCCTGGCTGACCACATCGCCGAACCGCCGAACAAGGCCGGCGACGACGAGGACGAGGCAGCCGGCAACGGCGCCACCGGGTGGGGTAACACCACGCGCCGCGACACCGCCCCGGTGGCGGCCGTCGACGACGCCGACACCAAGTGCCCCAGCTGCGGCAAGTTCAACAAGGCCGACGCCGACACCTGCACCGAATGCGGCGCCGACATGGGCGGCGACGACGGTGACGACGAAGACGGCGACACCGACGACAAGGCTGCCGCAGCCACCACTACACAGACTCCGGTGCTGGAGCAGCCGCGCGCGGCAGCTGCCCCGGCACCGGTCCCGCCACCGGTTGTACCCGCGCCGCAACCGGTGATCGATCCGGAGGTTGTGCGTGCTGCTTTCCGCAGCGCGTTCTCCGCTCACAAGAAGGAGGCGCGGTAACGATGACCGCACCCACCATCCCCACGTCCTCCCAGGAGCTGGAGGACTTCATGCACGACGAGGTCAAGTGGGGTGAGATCGTCACCCAGCTGACCACCGGGAACAACGGCCCGTTCAGCGACTTCATGGGCAAGTACGCCGCTGCCCACACGGCCAAGAACATCGACACCGCGAAGCAAGTCGAGGAGCAGACGCAGAAGGTCCTGCGCGACTTCCTCGTCCAGAACGGCCAGGACATCACTGGCAAGCTCGACATGCGCGACGTGAACCGCGCCAAGGCCTCCAGCTCGGGTCTGACCAACCGCGACAAGGGTCAGATGTACAACGCGAAGGCGCCCGGCGCGAAGCTGGACAAGGCGTTCGCGAACCACGCCGAGTTTTTCCAGGCCGCGTGGCACCGCAACAGCCAGCTGCCGAACATCGACGACCTCCGCAAGAAGATGGAGAACCACAGCAAGATCGTCCGCGAGCTCCGCAACGCGGCCGGTTCGACGGTTCCGTCCGACGGTGGTTTCCTCATCCCGGAAATCCTGCGCAGCGACATTCTTCAGCTGGCCCTTGAGGGCGCGGTTGTCCGTCCTCACGCGACGGTCATCCCCATGGACTCGCTGACGGTGCCGATCCCGGCCGTCGACGAAACCAGCCGCGTGACGAACATCTATGGCGGCATCCAGTTTTACTGGACCCCAGAGGGTGGCCTGGGCGTCGACAGCTCGGCGAAGTTCGGGCAGATCAACCTGGTCGCGAAGAAACTGTTCGGGTACAGCGGCATCCCGAACGAGCTACTCGCCGACGCGGCAGCCTTCGTCGCCTGGTTCGGGCAGGCATTCCCGTCGGCCTACGGCTGGTTCGAGGACATCGCGTTCCTGACCGGCGACGGCACCGACAAGCCGCTCGGCGTGGAGAAGGGTCCCGGCGTGGTGACCACCACCCGTGCGGGTTCGGGCCAGTCGGCCACCATCGGCTACGACGACGTCGTCCAGATGTTCGCGCGCATGTACCCGGCGTCGATGCGCAACGCCCGGTGGGTCGCGAACATCAGCACCTACCCGCAGCTCGCCGAACTGTCCTTCACGCCAGCCGGCGGGTCGACCCCGGTGCCGGTGATGTTGTGGCAGATGAACGCGATCGGCCAACCAGAGCAGACGCTTCTCGGTCGCCCGATCGACTGGACGGAGAAGACCTCGGCGTTGGGCACCACCGGTGACCTGATGCTCGTCGACTGGTCCCAGTACCTCATCGGCGACCGGCAGGCCATGTCGCTGGAGTCCAGCAACGACTACCTGTTCGGCACCGACAAGACCGCGTTCCGCATCCTCGGCCGCCTCGACGGCCAGCCGTGGCTGCGTTCCGCGATCACCCCGCACAGCGGCGGCCCGACCCTGTCCCCCTACGTGATCCTCGGCCAGAACACCTGATCCACGCCAGCCGCACCGAAAGGAAACGATCATGGCTGCCGCCGCAACGTTCGCGCTGGACTCCACCGGACTGATCTACGTCAACCTGAACACGGTTCCGGCGTTGACCGTCCAGGGGTCCAGCACCACGTGGCGGATCGCCACGGCCCAGAGCGGCGGCGCCACGTTCAGCACCGTCTACGCCTCGAAAGCCTTGGCACTGGCGGCGATCGTGACCTACGTCGGCACCGCGGTCGTGCTGTAACCCCGGCCGGGCGTGGCATAGACGCCACGCCCGGCCCTCAACCCACCGAGCACCTTTGTTCCCCCGGAACTAAAACGGAAGGCACCACATGTACAAGCTCGGATACACCGTCGACGCTGGCCCGGTCGCTGCCGTGCAGGACTTCCACACCGGCGCGGTCACCGGCAAGCGCGTCATGCTCCGCAACGCCCAGTCGGTGATCTTCCTCATCACCATGGCAGCCGCCGCCAGCGGCACCGACGACCTCGTGTTCACCCTCAACGAGCACACCGCATCCTCGGGTGGCACCACCACCGCGCTGGCCAACATCACCACCTGGTGGCTGAAGCAGGCCACCACGCTGGCCGGCACCGAGACGTGGACGAAGGAAACCCAGGCCGCAGGGTCGACGCTCACCATCCCCGGTGCGTCGTATGCCACCAAGCAGGTCATGGCCGCCGTACAGGTCAACACCAAGGACCTGGACGACGGCAACGACTACGTCAGCCTGTCCTGCGCGGCCACCGCGGCGGTGTCCCGGTTCGGGGCGATCAGCGTGCTGCTGACCGACCTGGTCACCAAGCGCGACCCGGCGAACCTCGCCGCGACGCTGTTCTGATCGGAGAGTCGTCATGACGAGCGCACACCCGCCGATCGAACACAACCCGCACGTGTGGGCCGACATCGTGGTCACCGACCGGAATCTGTCGGTACAGCCACCGATCCCGGTGGTAACCGACCCGACGGTAACGGTCACCCAGGCCGGCACGTCCACCACCGTGCCGGCGGTCACCGAGGGAGGTGAGCAGCCATCAGTCAGCCCACCGGAGACGGCGGCATCGGCTGGTACGGACTCCTCGGCCAACTCCAGTCCGGCCGCGAAATCCGACGCCAGTTCCGCGAAGCCGACCCCGTCGCCTGCCCCAAGTGCGGCGAGCCCGTCCGCGCCGGCGGTGAAACCGGCGAAATCTTCTGCCGCTGGGGCCACTGGCACTGGGACGGCTCAGTAGAGGACGCGCAACCGCGCAACAACTAGTTCGGGAGGAGGGCAGCATGAGCGCGATCGGCTTTACGAGCGGAGATCCACGGAAAGTCAGCGTTTCCGGCGACACGATGACCGGCGCGCTCGTGCTGCCCGGCAACCCGGACGCGCCGTTGCAGGCCGCGCCGGAGCAGTATGTGGACGCCGAGACCACACGCGCCGAGGCGGCCGAGGCCGGGCGCAAGATCGTCGCACCCGTCGCGCAGATCAACCGCGGCCGCGCGAGCGTCATCACCACCTACGCCAGCGGTCACGGCTGGACGGCCAACGGGTTCGCCAGCAGCAACGTCAACGACACCAGCGACGGCCGGCTGTCCGGCCAGATGCTCACTGGCACCACCACCGGAAACGCCAGCGCGTTCCCGACCTTCACCAAGACCGGTGCCTCGGCGATCAGCATCGCCGGGAACTGCCTGCGCGTGTGGGTCAAGGTCGACGTTCCGACGAACGTCACCGCGATCACGCTGCGGGTCGCGGACACGGGCGGTATCGCGGCCGGCCGCTACATCAGCTGGACCGCGCTCGCCTCCTCTGGCGGCACCTACCGCACCAACGGCCTGATCATCCCGCCGAACACGTGGACCGAGCTGTCGTTCAGCCTCGGCTCGGCGTTCACGGCCGGCTCGCCGAACCTGGCCGCGCTCACCGAGTACCGGTGGATCTGCCAGGACAACGGCACCGCGTTCACTGCGCACTTCGGCGGCATCGAGATGTACCCGGCCCTGGCTGGCCGCTATCCGAACGGCGTCGTCTGCCTCGGATTCGACGACTGCTACGCCGGCCAAGCCAGCTTGGCGATGAATCTGCTGTCCAGCTTCGGCTACACCGCAACAATCTTCCCGATCATCGACCAGATCGGGCAGTCCGGCAGCTGGACGCTCGCCCAGTTGCAGCAGATGGCCAACATCGGCTGGGAAGTCGCCCCGCACGCCCACACCCTGGCCAACCACACCGGATGGAACAGCCTGACCACCGCGCAAGTCGCCGCAGACGTCGCCGCCAGCAAGGCATGGATCGCCGCCAACGGGTTCGGGCTGTCCGGCATGTTCGCCTACCCGCTCGGCGGGTTCAACGACGGGTTCGACGCTGCGGTCGCACCGCTGGTGCAGGTGGCGCGCACGATCGACTCGACGCTGATGACCGAGACATTGCCGATCGGCAGTGCACAGCACCTGCGCTCGGCGGCAGGCGTCGGTGGCAGCGGCGGCATCGGTGTCAGCACGTACACCACGGCGAGTACCGGCGTGCTCGCGCTCGCCAAGGCCGCGGGCGCGCTCGTCCCGATCACCATCCACGACGTGTCCAGCGGCGCGTCGGGCAACATCAACCAGATCAGCATCGCGGACCTGACCACGCTGGTCACCGCGATCAACACGGCCGGCATGGCCGTCGCCACCTACGGCGAGGTGCTCGCCTACGCGATGCTCGGCGCGACACCGGCCGCGCCCATCTCCGCCGCCGACGCGACGATCACCATCACCGGCGCCCAGAACGCGCAGCAGGCCAAGGTCACGGCCGGCACGTTCGTCACGCCGTCCGGCGGCAGTGCGACCGTCGCGCCGACGACCGCGTACGCACACCGGCGGGACACGCTCGCGAACTGGCTGGCCAACAGCGCACTCGTCCTGGCTGCCGGCGAGATGGCGTACGAGACCGATCTCAACTGCGCCAAGGTCGGCGACGGCGCATCCACCTGGGCAGCACTTCCCTACCTGCGCACGCCTGGCGTGTGGACGGCATCCAGTAGCGGACTGGTCGCCGCGACCGGTGATGGGTCGATCTTCCCGAGCCAAGGTCCGCCGACGACCGGGCGGCCGATGTTCTTCCCGGTGCGCATCGACCAGAACGCCGCGATCACCAATCTGATCACCGGCTACGTCAACGGCTCGACACCCACGCTGCCGACCGGCTCGTTCCTGGCCATGTACGCGTGCTCGACGCCCGGCGCGTCCGGCGGCGCGCTGCTCGGCGCGACGGCGGACTTCTCGGCGGACGTGACCCCGACACAGCTGGAGCTGGTGCTCCCGATCGCCAGCAATGCCGCCGGTGCTGCCTCGTCGATTCCCGCTCAGCCGATCGGCGCCTGGGTGTACTTCATGCTGCTCACCTCGTACACGGGGTTGACCACCGCTGCGGCCCAGTACGTCGCTGGGCGCCTGTTCGGCACCAACCTTGACGGCCTGGTTTCCGGCATCACTCCGCGCGTCTACACCAACAGCGGCGGCGCGACGATGACGACGCCGCCGCTCGCGGTGCCGACCCTGACTCAGTCGAACATCAACGTCACCAGCTGGATGTGTGCGAAATGACCACCGTCCAGCAGGGACAGTCCCTCACGCTGACCGCCCAGTTCTTCGAATACGAGTCCGGGCCGGCGCAGGACGTCACCGACCTGACCATCACCATCACCGCACCCGACTCCACAGTGGACGTGGCCACGACGTCGACGGGCATCACGCACGTCACCACCGGCACCTACCAGTACGTGTGGGCCGTCCCGGCTGACGCGGTCCTCGGCGACCACCTCGTCGCCTGGGTCGCGAACGAGGCCTCCGCCAGCGAACTCGTCACCGTCACCACCAACGTCCCGTCCGGCAGCACCAACGAGGTCTGGTACTGCACCCGCGAGGACGTCAAAGCAGCTCTCGACGTACCCGAGGTGTCCTGGCGTGACGCGCAGATCGACCGCGCCATCGAGGGTGCTTCCCGATCGATCGAGGGCGACCTCGGCCGCTACTTCTACCCGCAGTACGCCGTCGAGACATTCGACTGGCCAGACCACCAGTACAGCGCCGCATGGCGGCTGTGGCTCGACCAGCGGGAACTGACCTCCGTCACCTCGGTTACCACCGCCGGTATCGACATCACCTCGTCGGTGATGCTGCGCCCGGACGATGCTCCGCTGCGCGGGTTTCCGTACACCAAGGTCGAGATCGACCTGTCCAGCAGCGCCGCGTTCTCCGCTGGCCAAACGTTCCAGCGCAGCATCGCGATCACCGGCACGTTCGGGTTCTGTGCCGGCGAAACGACCGGCGGCACCATGGTGTCAGCGTTCTCGGACACCACCGGCACTACCGGCACCGTCTCCGATGCCAGCCTGATCGGTGTCGGCAACATCATCCGTGTCGACGCCGAACGCATGATCGTCACCGGGCGCGGTATGGCCAGCACCAGCCAAACGCTACTGGCGCCCGGCCTGACCGCGCTCAACAGCAACAACACCGTGCCCGTCACCACCGGCGCCGAGTTCGACACAGGCGAGATCATCCTCATCGACAGCGAACAGATGCTGATCACCACAGTCGCCGGCAACAACCTCACCGTGAACCGGGCCTGGAACGGCAGCGTCCTCGCCGCACACACGGCCGGCGCCACGATCTACGCACCCAGGCTGCTTACGGTCCAGCGTGGCGTGCTCGGTACCACCGCGGCCACCCACTCCGCCAACGCCGCCGTCAACGTGCACCTGGTGCCACCGTTGATCCGGTCCCTCGCCGTCGCCGAAACCCTCAACTCGCTCGTACAGGAACGCCGCGGCTACACCACGATCGTCAAGCGCAGCTCGGGCACGTCGTCCGCGCCCGGTGACCCCCTGGACGTGTCGACCGCGCTCGACGACCTACGCAAGCGTGCCGCGGCCCGTTACAAACGGCTGCGCACCCGGACCGCTGCGAGGCTCGTATGAGCTTCGACGCCAACGGCATCCTCAACCAGCTCATCTCGGTCGCACAGGCGTCCGGCCTGTTCGACCAGGTGAACGGCCACGAACCGGCCAGCATCCCCGCCAGCGGTGTCACCGCCGGGGTGTGGTTGCAGAGCATCGGTCCGTCCAAAAAGGTGTCCGGCCTGGCGTCGACCGCGGCACGGGTCGAGTACCTGATGCGGCTCTACACGCCTGGCATCACGGGAAACCTGGACTGGATCGAGCCGAACATGACCAACGCGGCAGCGGTGATGATCGGTGCGCTGTCGGCCGAGTTCACGCTCGGCGGCGAGGTGTTCGCGACGGATCTCCTGGGCGCGTGGGGGAACCCACTGGCCGGAAAAGCGGGCTGGGTGGACCAGGCCGGGCAGAAGATGCGGATCATCGACATCACGGTGCCGTTCCTGGTGGACAACGTCTGGGAGCAGGTGGCGTGATGGCGGAACTAATCCTGTCCGGGCCATGGTTCGACGACGCCGACGGCATCATCGGCGAGTTGGCCGAGAACTGCATCCACGCGGTGTCCGGGCAAGCGAAGGACGACTGGTCGAGCAACCTGCACGACAACCTCCAGCACCCGACTGGGAAGTACGAGTCGCGGGTGCACGTCGACGAGTCGCCGGACCGGGACGTGTTGAACGACGACCAATCGGTCTATGGGCCATGGCTGGAAGGCACCGGCAGTCGGAATGCGCCTCGCACAAGGTTTGAGGGCTACCAAAGCTTTCAGGACATGGTCGACGCGCTTCCGGGCAAGATCAGCGACGTGTGCCAGCCGCACGTGGACGAGGCGGTCGGGGAGCTGAACGCATGACCGTGCAGCTGCTCGAATGGCTGATCGACGCACTCGGCTTGGTGTCCGGGTGGCTGCTCACGAGCCGAAGCCGCGCCGGCTGGTGGTTCGCGCTCGCCGCGCAAGCCGTGTGGCTGGTGGTCGCGGTCGCGACGGGCCAGTGGGCATTTGTGGCGGCGAGCGTGGTGTACGGCGGTATCGCCGTGCGCGGCTTGCTCAGTTGGGGCCGTCACGTGGGCTGCCCGGACCTGACTATCCAGGAAGGACAGACCTGATGACGCTTCCGACCCCGCTGGAGCAGGCCGAGGCCGGCTACACGGGCTACGCCGAGGCGACCGGCGGCAAGACGTTCGACGGCCGCGACATGCCGGCGTGGCAGGACCTTCCCGAGCACACCGTCCAGGCGTGGACCACTGCGGCCGGCGCGATCCGCTCGGAACTGCCGGAGGTCCGAGTCCTGCGGCTCCAGCCGGGCGACGAGCTCGTCCTGGCCGTCGACCACGCGCTGGACGACTCCGAGGCCGAGGACATGAACGAGCTGCTCCACGCGCTGTTCCCGGATCACCGCACCCGCGTGGTCTCCGGCGGCGAACTGACCGTGGTTCGAAAGGACGGTGAGTGATGACCAAGCAGTCCGGCCTTGGCGATAACTGCTACGTCGGCGGCTATAACCTGTCCGGCGACATCGGCCAGATCAAGACCATCGGGTCGCCGATGAAACCGATCGACACGACCGGGATCGACAAGTCCGGGCACGAACGCATCCCTGGGCTGCGGGACGGCATGTTCGAGTTCATCGCGTTCTACAACCCATCCAGCAACCAGGAACACCCGGTGCTGTCCGTGTTGCCGACGATCGACGTGTCGGTGTACTACGCGCGCGGCACCACCCTGGGTGCGCCGGCCGCGTGCATGATCGGCAAGCAGATCGACTACAAGCCGTCGCGCGGCAGCGACGGCAGCTTCACGTTCGACGTCCAGTTCCAGGCCAACGGGTACGGCCTGGAATGGGGAACCCAGCTGACGGCCGGCATCCGGACGGACACGGCGGCAACGAACGGCGCGAGCGTCGACGGCGGCAACGGCTTCGCCACCCCTGCGGTGGCCGCCACGACGATTCCGGTGACCAACACGTCGCCACTCCCGGCGACGGTGGTCATCAGCGCAGGCACGCTCACCAACGTCTCCGTCAACGGCGTCACGGCCGGCACTGGCGACGGCACCTACACCGTCCCGGCCGGCGGCACGATCACCCTCACCTACTCGGTGGCGCCGACGTGGACATGGGCACTACAGACCTCGAACGGTTGGCAGGCGTATCTGCAGTTGTTCGGGTTCACCGGCACGGACGCGACGGTGACGTTGCAGGACTCGGCGGACAACTCGTCGTGGACGAACATCGCCTCTGGCGCGTTCGCCCAGATCACCGCCGGCCGACAGACGCAGCGGCTCGCAGTCGGGAGCACCGCAGCCGTGCGCCGATACGTGCGGGCAATCACGAGCACCTCGGCCGGCTTCAGCAACCTCGCTTTCGCCGTGATGCTCAACAAAAACCAGGTAGCGACCGGCTTCTGATCGAGAGGACCACCGTGAACGAGCCATATCACTTGCCCTCGGCCGGGCCGGCCGAGGAGTACCAGACCTACCAGGTGAAGGCACCGAAGACGACGCACTGGCGCCGCGCAACGTGCGAGGAAGTCGACTGCCCGAACTTCCTGCACGGTTTCATGGTGCTGTGTGACGAGTCCAGTGAGGACGGACAGCGCCGCGCAGCCTATATCCGGCAGGACAAGAGCCGCGAATGCCGGGAACAACGCGGTTTCGACCACCCGGACCACCAGATCCCACCGTCGGTGACCGTGTTCATCTACACCCCCGGCCAAACCTGCTTCGCCGCCGGCGAGCACCGCGTACCCAACGGGCGCCAAGAGCTGTACCTCGTCCGTGGCGGCGACTGGCGCGGCAACCCCCGGCAGATGTTGCGTCGGCACTCCGGTGCGCAGGCGTGGCTCGACGACTTCGGCGAGCACCAGGAAAAGATCGCCGACCTGCTACAGAAAGGCTGACAGAGATGGCAAAGCAAAGCGGGCTCGGCTGGACCACGATGTCGGTGGCCACCTCCGGCGGTACCCCCACTGACATCCGCAACGACTGCACGCAGCTCGACTTCAGCACGCCGAAGGCTGTCCAGGACATCACCGGTATTGACAAGTTCGCGCACGAGCGCCTGCTGCTGCTCGTGGACTTCACCCTGAACTTGCAGGGCGTGTTCAACCCGGCCGTGTCGCACACCGTGTTTTCCGACATCTCCTCGACGTCGGTGAACCGGGCGACGTCGATCGTGGTTGGCGGGAAAACCCTCGGCCCGGTCAACGCCGTCTACACCGACTACCCGCTGACCCGCGCCGCCGGCGGTGACCTCACCTGGAAGGTGACCGGGAACTTGGCGGACGGCGCAGTACCTACTTGGAGCTGACCATGGACCGGTTTGTGGTGCCTCGCACCATCTATAAGCTCCGCTTCACCGACGACCAGTACGCGGGCCTCGTCGTGCGTGCGCGCCGCATGGACCTCGGCACGGTGCTGCGCGGTGGCACGGACACCTCGTGGACCGCGAATGAATCGCTGACCCCGGCCGAGCGCGTCGAGCGACTGGACAGCCTGCACCGGACGTTCGTCGAGCACCTGGTGGACTGGAACCTCACCGAGGAGGACGGCAGTCCGGTACCCGGCACGTTCGACGGACTGCGCTCGCTGGAAGGCGAGTTTGTGTCCGCCCTGATCGGAGCGTGGCTGTACACGCCAACTTCGGTGGACGTCCCTTTGGACAAGCCCTCCAGCGATGGCGATCCGTCCCTGGAGGCGTCGATGACAACGGTGACCCTGTCACCAAGCCTCGCGAGCTGATCGAAGCGGAACAGGTCATTGGCCTGTGTGACCGGTTCCGTTGTCTACCAAGCCAATTGTTCGCCGAGGACGCGCAACTGCTGCGTTGGCTGGCGATCGTGAACTACGGGAAGGACGGTGACGACTAGTGGGCAACGAAATCGAACTGGTCGTCACCGCCAGCGACGCAACCAAACCCACCCAGGATGCGTTGAAGGCCAGCTACAACGAGTGGGCGAAGTCATTCCAGCCGATCGGCCTCACCGCGACGAACCCGATCAACGACGCGTTCATGGCCCAGGTGAGGGCGTCGATCAAGGAACTGTCCAGCCAGGAACTGCTGATCCCGGTCGAGCCGGACACCGAGGCGTTCCGGGAACAGTTGCAGGCGCAGGTACAGGAGATCGCGTCCGTCACGAAGGCCGACATCCCGCTGGAGCCGGCGAATGCCGACGCGTTCCGGGCGGAGGTGCTGGAGCAGGTCGAGGCGATTTCCGCGCAGGCCCGCGTGGTCGTCGAGGTCGACACCGACGAGGCATCGCTGGCGGAGGCGCGCGCGGCGATCCTCTCGGCCGCCGATGCGTCGCAAGCCGAGGTGCAGGCGCAGCAAGACCTCAACGACGCGCTCGCGAAGAACAACGCCGACGACATCGCGAAGGCCGAGGAGGACCTGGCAGCCGCGCAGAAAACCTCGGCCGACACCGCCGAGGCACAGGCTGCGGCGATGGACGTGGCGGCCGAAGCCGAGGCGGCGGCGAGTGTCGCCGCCGAAGCCGCATCGACCTCATTCCGCGGCATGGGCGCGGCGATGGGCCCTGTATATCTCCTCATCAACGCCGTCCAGATGGCGATGTTCGCGTTCGGTGGGAGCTCCAGCTCTGTCGCCGCGGGCGTTCAGGACATGTCGCAGCAGCTGATCGCGCTCGGCAGGGACGGATCGAGCGCGGCGAGTTCCCTGTCTGGCAACAGTGGCCTGGCGGGCATCAACACTCAGCTGGATACCATCGGGTCGAGCTCGGCGGCGTTTTCGCAGGCATTTTCCGGCTCGCTGCAAATGGCGAAGGGTTATGTCGAGAATCTGACCAGTGCGCAGTCGGCGCTCGGCGCTCAAAGTGTTGTCGTCGGCCAGGAAATGGTCAGCGGCAGCAGTGGAGGAAAGGCCGCCGGCGAGTCGCTCACCGAAACGTACAAGACGACCACGCAGACGATCGCCCAGCTGACCCAGCAGGTCAATGACCACAAGATCGCGGAAAGCAGCCTCCCGCAAGCCGTCCAGGACAACATCACCAAGTACAACGCCTACAACGACGTCATCAACCAGGCGACGAAGGCGTACAACGACGAACAAGCCTCGCTGCTCGTCATCACACAGGATCTCGCCCAGCAGGGGATTGTGCTGTCGTCCGCGCAGCAGGGATGGAACTCGATCGGTCAGGCGGTCGCCGGCACCGTGTCGCAGTACAACACCGCGACCGCGGGCGTGAAGGAGATCACCGACGCGACGGTCGCGGCAGCGGCGGCGAACATCTCCGCGACCACCCAGTTCCAGCAGCTCGACCAAGCCGTCACCTCCTCGGCGAACTCGCTGGCGCAGGCCGAGCACGGGATTGTCTCCGCGCAGCAGGGTGTCGCGTCCGCACTGCAGGGCATCCAGTCCGCCCAAGACGGGGCGACGCAGGCTGAGCAGGCCTACCAGAACGCGCTCGGGCAGGAAACCGTCGCGCAGCAGGCTGTGGCGGCCGCTCGCAAGGCGGCGCAGCAGAACCTGATCGATCTCCAGTTGCAGGCCAACGATGCCGCAGCGGGGACGCTGAATGCCGGGGTGGGTCTGTTCGACGCGACGACGTCGGCAGCCGCATTGGGGGTGAACGCCTCCAACGCGCACTCGATCGCCGCCGGGCAGGTCACGGCCGGGAACGAAGCCCAGGTCAAGGCCGCTATCGCGCTGATCGAGGCCCAGAATCAGGTCGCGGACGCCCAGAATTCGAGTGCTCAGGCACAGAGCGGCCTGACCTCGGCGCAGCAGCTCGGGATCGACGGCAACGCTGGCGTGGTCTCGGCGAACCAGTCGCTGGTCAATTCCTCCCAGCAGGTGGTGTCCGCTCAGCACGGCGTCCAGACCGCCCAGGAGGCCGTCAACGCGGCCAGCTTGGCGTTGTCGAACGCCCAGTATGCGGTACAGCAGGCACAGCAAGCCGCCCGGCAGGCGTCGGAGGCGTACACCACGGCCCAGCAGGACGCGTCCCGGAATACCGATATCACCACGGCGGCCGGGAACCGCAACTACACGATGCTGGAGGGCCTGTACGAAAAGAACTACTCGGCCACTCAGTCGGTCCAGGACGCGACGGCCGCGACCGAGGCCGAGGGCGAGAAGATGGGGTTCACGGCCGGCCAGATCGACGGCGTCATCAGCGCGGTGACGCGCATCCCGCTGGTGACGAACTTCTCGATCGTCGGCACACCGTCGCTGAACCTGGCGACCTTGTTGCAGCAGGCGTCCGCCCAGGGCATCAGTCCGTATTCGCTCGGTCTGCCCGCCAGTCAGGTCGACTTGGCGCAAGGCGGCACCCACTACGCGCAGGGTGGCCCGATCGGCGGCGCTGGTGGCCCTACCGCCGACGATCAGCTGATCTGGGCGTCGTCCGGCGAACACATGTGGACCGCCGACGAAGTCCAGGCAGCCGGCGGCCACCAGGCCGTCGCGGCGCTGCGACGCTCAGCGAAGGGCTATGCGAGCGGTGGGCCGGTCACCCCACAGCAGGCGATGGGCGTGAACCTGCGACTGGCCGGATGGGACGCGTTCCTGCAATCCGTCTCGTATGGGCTGCAGGGAATGGGTGCGAAGACACCGAACCTGCCGACAGGGACGCAGAAGGTCGACCTCGGCTCGTTCGGTGTGCCGACGGTCGGTATCACGGGCGGCGTGTCGGGCAGCCGGGCGCAGAACAAAGCGATCATGCAGCAGGTGTTCGCGTCGATGTTCGGCTGGACCGGGCAGCAGTGGGCGGACGCCGTCACGCTGGAGATGATGGAGGCCGGGTTCAACAACACCGCCCAGAACCCGACGTCGACGGCCTACGGCATGGGCCAGTTCCTGAACTCGACGTGGGCGGGCTACGGGATTCCGAAAACCTCCGACCCGACGTTGCAGTCCGAAGCGATGGGCCGCTACATCTCGGCCCGGTACGGCAGCCCGGCCGGCGCACTGTCGCATGAAGACGCCTACCACTGGTATGGGGCCGGCGGCCCCGCTGGCGGCGTGGTCGGTATCGGCGACGGCGGCCCCGAAGCGGTACGGCTGCCCAACGGTTCCACGGTGATGCCCGCCGCGAACACGGCCGCGTTGTCGCAGGGCGCGGACCAGATCACCAAGATCGAGGTCATTTTCGGTGGCAACACTGATGGTGCTCTCGCAACCGCGTTCATGAAACTCGTGCGCGGCAACGAAATCCAGCTCAACGTCAACGGGCAACGAGTCCGGGTCGGATAGGAGACAACGTGCACAGGTACAAGTGTTGGAACGCCCCCATGCCGACCACGGGCAACCTGGCCGGATCGTCGGGGATCGCTGGCACCAAGACGTTGCTGCAACTCGCGACACCGACCAACAGGCAGCTGACCGTCATCTCGTGGGGGTACAGCATCCAGACGCTACCCACCACGGTGGGCGGCGGCATCATCGACCTGGTGTCGCAGAACGTGGCGGACACGGTGACCGCGCACATCGCGTCAGGTCTTCAGCCGCTCGACCCGAACTTGCCGGCGAGCCTGCTCCAGTTGGGGACCGCCCTGTCGGGATACAACGCCAGCGCGCAGGGCGCGGTGACCACGAGCCGCGCGCACGACTCGAACTTCGTCAACAGCGTCGCAGGCACGGACGAGCTGACCTACGAGTATCAATTCATGCCCGACGAGCGGCCCATCGTCGCTATCTCATCATTCTTGAAAATCCGCGCCACCGTAATGGCAGGCTCCAGCATTATTTGCTGGGTTGTGTGGGATGAATAGGGAGAGAAATGGCCACGGCAGAAACAGCTATTTGTACGGCGCTCGGCTACAGCATGGACGCGAGCAAGATTCTTGCTTGGACCAACAACGTCACCACTGGGCAGCTTGAGCTGATCTACGACGGTGCGCCCGGAGTTGATTCCGAGAACATCACCGTCGCCGTATTCAATGCGCATGCTTCTGAGTAGATAGAGGAGGATCGACGATGGGCGTTGCGCCGTTCGTTGCGGCTTTCGGTCGACGCTGGCCGAAGCAGTTGGCCGGACCCCTGGGTCCGATCAACGCGGGCAGCGGCGCAACGCCGGGCGTGCCGATCCTGCTCAACAGCAGCGCCACCCTCGCCGGCCCGGTCCACCTCGTCGTCGAGTTCGCGTGGGGCGCGCAGATCACTACCCCGGCGACGCCGTGGACCTGGACGGAGGTCACCTCCGACGTCCAGTACGCCAAGGCGATCAGCATCACGATCGGCCGGTCGGACGAGTCCGCGAACCCGCAGCCCGCGCAGGCCGCGTTCACGTTGCTCAATACGAGCGGCGCCTACTCCTACGGGCCGGCGTCGCCGAACTATCCGAACGTGAAACGCAACGTGC